ATACAGGCGGGCCTTCTGGATTACGCCCAATATCAACGCCAACTCGGATCCTGAATTGCTTGCAAGTATCTGGATAAAATTTGTGTATTTCGTCCAAGCAGTATTCTAGTTGCTCTAAATCTTCTAAGGTGTAACTGATATTCTTAATGCTAAATCCTAGCTTGACACAATTTTCTATTCCCTGAATCTGTTTAGCACGAACAGTATGCCCTTGATAATCCGGATGATTCAATCCTATAGTCCAATGCAAATCTTCAATGTCTTTAAACTTTTCTGCATACTCTATTTTAGACAAATTAACACCATTTGTCAACACAATAATACTTCTTGGCTTGCCGGGAATAGCTTTGATTGCTCGAATTAACTGATCCAAGTCTTTTCGTACAGTAGGTTCAGCTCCAGCTAACGATACACAATAGCCATCGTCTGGCCAGCTGGACACTTGTTGTACAATATAATCAATTGGTAAATCTACACTTTTGTTGTCTGGTAACTGATAACAGTGTGGACACGTTAAATTACAACGATTGGTGACTTCGATGAAATAAGACGTTAATGGGTGTTTTGGATAATTGTAATCTAGATAAAAGTCTGCATCTGGCTCTACCAAGTGTTCCAAGTATCCGTGTTTAGGGCAAGTCTTGCCTAGCCAAATTGCCCCATCTTTTTCAAACTTAACAGCAGGCACGTGTCTATAACAATGCTCGCATAATGACATAGTATCAGTTATTTTCTGCATAGGCAATATTTATGATAAATTATAGCATGGCACTAAATTATTACTTTAACCAAATTCCTGGCCAAGAACCTTGGCGTAATAATTTAATCTACACTAGTCTTATAAGCGATGATAAAAAAACATTCGTACAATGGTATCATAATGACAGCGAATATCATGCAGGCAAAAATCAAGTAGTCGATCCTGCTAAAATGGAAGAGAAGTGGTTAAGAGAAGTAAACTATATTACACAAATGCGTAATGTGTATCCTGATTTGGTTCCTACCATTATAAACATAGATCTAGCATCTCGCAAGTTATATTTAGAAATTGACGGCCCTGATTTTTGGCAACAAAGTTTAGATGGTAACTGCACATTTGACGAAGTACTTCCGGATTGGCAGGAACAAATGCTTAACATTATCAAAGCACATAGGAGTTTAGGATTGTGGAAGTACAGTATGCATCCTAGCAGTTATTTCATTGTGGGTGGCAAATTAAAAAGTATTAATTATTTCTTTACCTATCGAGACAACGAAAACAACATAAGCATTAAAGATGTTGAAAGCCACATTTATTCAACTAGACAGGACGAATTAAAAAAACATATCACATCGTTGGGTATTGAATGGGATAAGCCACAGCCCTTTGAATTGTTAAATGAATTGTGCTGGCAAAGTTTTAGCAACATGTACCCAAGGGATTTTATAGAGAAGGCCAAATGTATAAAGTAATTCCGTGGACACCTGAGTTAGAGTTAACTGAGTTTTACACAACTGCGGAAGCTAAGGGCTTTGTTAACAATGCTAGTCAAAAATCTATGATTGATTGTTTTGATAACGAAAAAGAAAAATCAGCATGGATATTATACAAAGATGATAAAGCTATCGGTAGTGCGGCCGCACACAGTTTTCTCGAGATGGGAGTTAACAGCTATAGGGTGTTGGCACGAACTTGTGTGTTAGAAGGTGCTAGAAGTAATGGTGGATTGATGACCCGCACGACTGCCATAGCGCAACATCAAAACTTAACAAGCCAGTTTTTATTACCAGTTTGTTTAGAGTGGACAAAAGGCGATGTTTATGCCACCAGCAATACAAGCAAAGTTGCTAGTCAACGGCTTGTGCATGAGCACTATTTTCCCACATTAGAAAAATTAGGACTGATTAAATTCAAGTGTTTATTGGACTATAGAGGACATGCTCAAACAGTGTGGCAAATCTACCCTGAGAAGTTCTTACAAGATTTGGAAAGATACACAAGATGGTAAACAAATTCTGCGTACAAAATAAAAATCCTATTGTGTGTTGTATTGTTGATAATACGGACAATTATTCTAGTGGTTGGGCCCGAGAGGTCGCTATCAATATTACAGATTTTCTTATACATCGATTCATTGCCAACGGATACGATGTATTCATAGATAAAGATGAAGATGCGTTGTTAAAGGCTGCTGATGGATATCAACATGCAGTGCTCATTGCTAGTGGAATGAGTCTGGGACTAAATGATAATTTATTTCCAGCTATTGAAAAACTGTGTGCAGAGGAGTTTTTCCTAGCAGGGCATATTTTAGATAGAAACGAAAATAGCCAATGGCGAAATGGCTATTATGAATTACATCATCAATTTTATATTGTAAACTTATCTGACTATAAGTCTATAGGAAGCCCATTTGTAGGAGCTCCAGAATCAATCACGCATGAACAAACAGAACCATTAAGAAGCACAGAGTGTCTGTACGAAGACCACGAAGTAGCAAAATGGATAAAGCCCGGAAAGAATAAAAAACAATATGATATGAAATGCCACGGTTGGAACATCATATCAACTGCACTAGAGCATGATAAAATTATAAGAGATCTGGGCGATCCTATAAGAAACAGTAAAAAATATTTGTATTATGAATATGATCATGTTTTTCTTACGATGATGGCCGGCATATATCACAATCAGTTCTTTTGTAATAATTTTTTTGCTAGTTGGAATAGTGACCAGTTTAACGAAGCAATTCCGTTCAAAGGCCCAGTTGAGCAGTACATCACCGTTGGCATAGGTGTATACTGGATCATGTACTTACATAGATTAGGTACTACTGATAGCACCAAAGTAATCTTTACTGATATAAATCATAACACATTACAGTTTATGCGAGCAATGGTCGAAGAATGGGACGGCATAGATTACCCGGCCTTTTATAAGAAACATTTGCCCATAATTCCTAATGGCATCTACCGAGACATCGATCAATACATAGAATATACAACCGTGGAATGGAATAATTTTTTAAGCAAGCATCCGGACTGGCCAGCGATATGGGATAAAATTAAGAAATTAAATTTTGACTATGTGTTAATTGATTATATGAGCTCATATGATCTCGATTGGATTCAGCCTGGCCTACGTACACTATTAAATTTAAGTGATGTGTTTACGCATAGTCCTTATATTGCCACCCAGAGTTTGAAATATAGAGTTAGGTGTGAAAATGCCCTAATTAATAAATTAAAAAATGTTGACCCTAATATCAATATCATAATGACTAGTCGAAGTGCAGACGGGTATTATCCTATACCACAAACTTTTAATGGTCCTGTAAAATATTTTGATTTGACTGATATTAATCTACTAACAAAAACTCCGTGGCACGAGTTAGATTGGACTAGTCCACGGCTGTTAGGTTAAGTGGCAATTTCGTGTAGTATGTAATGAAAGGGTTCTGTAGCGGCCGCCTCCATTAGTGCTTTCCATTCATTGGTAGAATCGTGCCTAGCAACAATTAAATGATATCTGTCTTCGGTACTGTTATTGTACACGCTATGTTCATAACTAATATTCATAGCATACACACCACCGGGCTCCATAAACAATTCTTCACCGTCTCCCCATCGCCAAATACACTCCCTAGGATTGCTTAATGGAATGTTTATATTTTCAAGTATCCTGTGCTTAGTATCTGTATGCGGACCTATGTGGCCGCCTGCTTCTATGAGCATTAGACGCACCCGTCCAAAACGACTACATGGAAATTTGGTCTTAAGCCAGTTGGTAATAGTGGGGCAGTCTTCTGCGGCCTTGGTCCACACAAAATCTTTAGCCGCTTGTTCGGCATTTTCATAATCATAATCTTGCCAGCTTTCATGTTTATCTTCACCCAGACCATACAGTGCTAGGCTTTTCCAACCAGTATGATTTTCGCTACCCCTATGACTAGTAAACCTATGCTTTAGGGCCTGCGCTTCTTTAAGCATAGTTTCATGAGCTAACGGAATAGCAAGTTTTAAAAACTTAGCATCTGATACAAAATAATGTTTCATACTTGTACTTATCGTCAAGTTTACTCGCTAAATATCTTCATGAAACTAATCGATGTCATCAAAAAACTCATTTATATTGCTCCAGTAAGATGCGGACGCACTTTTTATAGTTGTGCGCTATCGGAGACTGATAACACTGTGACAGCTACTTTTACTCCAACTGATGAATTTGTAATAACTGATCCTAGACGCGACAATGAAACATCCATGCCAACCCATGTTAATCGCTTTGAAGAATGGCAGCACACTGGCATGGCTGTTGGTAGTATAGCATATTTTCTTGAAGAAAACAGTATTAATTATGTTGTTCAAGAATCAGTTACGAGCATACAGATCACTGTATCTAATACAGATGCTGATAGTAACTTGGACAAGTACGAAACTTTGCGCCACGCACATCGGTCGTTTGATGTCAATACTCCTGTAGATGCACAAACTGTTGAAATTATTTCTAACATGATTGATGAGTTTACAAGAGAAAACGATGGATACAAAATAATAGTCACAGATCCCAAAGTACGTGATATTATATACTCGTTGGCAATCTATTGGGAAGGCGAAGGCAAACCAGGAAATATACATATTCCGCAAATGAATGCACCTTTATTAATTACCTTGCCACCCAAAGAATTTGATCTTACATATTATTTCCGTATGGGGCGTTTGTATTCCAAGATAGGTCTTACTGCATTGGATCGCGGATATCAATTGGCATTTTGTAATTCTTTTAACTACTTCGATGAGAAAGTAGCAAGCATAGAAGATGTATTGCAATTAAAGTATGGTGAGTACACTGTTGGAAATTTAATACCTCGACCATTCATATGTATTGGCAATGCATTAGATTCGAGCAAACCTTACAACTGGGTAGCAGAACATGATAAAATAATGCCTGCTTGCGTACACTTGACTGAAGATTTTATTACGGTTGTTTAATATACTGTTTAATTAGTTCGTCACTTACACGATCCACATACAGTAGCGGTATGTGGTTTCTATTTTCTAATATCCATTTAATTGTTTCAGCAACACAATCTGTATGTATACGTAATGGATCGTTATTGTAACTTTGTAAACCGCCTACAATAAGATGTGTAGTTTTAAAATGCTCACTACTTAACTCTAAACTAAGATTACGCAATTTACGTTTTTCTTCGGCCGCTGTAGGCTCAATGAATTCCCATTTTTTAAATTCTAAAACACTACCTATATTAACAACATGTCCGTGTGTCCATGCTTTGCTAACCAATGTGAGTAGTTGGCTTTGTAAGTTGCCTTGTAATTGGCTATGATTGATGAATATATCGTAGTCAGGTAGTAACGATTTAAATTTATTCAACCCAGCGGGCGTGGTTAAATCATATCCGTTTGATCTGGAAATAAACGTAGTATCAGGGTATATTGCTTTTAACGAGCAAGCGATTCCATCTTTTGGATTTCCTGTACATAAAATTTTCATCATAATATACTTATATAAATATTCAATGCTAGATTTTAAAATACAACGGTTAGACAATGTTAAGTTTAATCATGCAGAACTGGTCGCATATTATCATACCCTTAAACACGACTATGATCATATGAAGTGGCAAGCGCCTCCTGGAGAATTTAGTGACCTAGCATACAGTTGGGCAATACAAACTAAAATGAAAGATGCTACCCGTCCGTGTAGCCCTTATCATTTGCCCACTGATGACGAAAATGATTTCGTTGGGGACTTTGATAGGCCAACTGAATTAGTATTTGGTTTTGGTAAAAAGATCATAGATGCATTTCCTGAAGTAAAACAAACAGTAATCACAGTGCATTATCCTGGATCAAAGTTGCCCTGGCATATTGATGTAGAGGAATATCTGTCAGACCATTGGAAAATCCATATCCCAATCGAAACTAACACTCTCAGCTATTTTCTATACGAAGGTGAAAAGTTTGTTTTAGAAACGGGCCATGCTTATTTGGTTAACACTAGTATCACTCATGCAACGGATAATCAAGGAACAACTGAACGTGCTCATTTGATTTTCAAAATTCCAGTTAGTCATGTTGATACTATTCTAAGCACAGAGTACACTTTATGATTCAATATGACTCTGTGCTAGCATTTGGTGATAGCCACGTTGCTGGTTGCGAACTGTTGGGACAAGAAATTGTCAATGACTATATCAAAGGTGATTTAAGTTTGGAAGAAATGGACAGCCAAACTAAACCGTTTGCTTTTCCTAAACTAGTAGCTGACAGTTTAAATATCCCTTGTTACAATTACGCATTAAGCGGGGGCAGTAACGACAGAAGTTTAAGACTGTTACCCAAAGCACTGGCAGATCATCCCAACAGTTTAGTATTATTTTTGTATACTGAACCACATCGAACAGAGGTGTACTACCCCGATAGCGGAAATTTCTACGCTAGAGACAATACTGATTATATTCAATTGGGTATACAGTGGAGTGGTGATCAATTCAATAATAATTTAAAAAAACACCCTATCAACAAATATTTTATTGAAAATATGCTACGGGTAAACACTGATGGTGTAGAAAATATATTATTTTATGTTGACCAAGCATGTAAGAACTTGTCTGCAAACTATCTTCATATTTTTGGATTTAGTAATATTTTTAATACAGTGCCGAATACTGACGCTAGTAAAATTTTATTTGAAGATTTTAATTCTTGGTGTTTGAAACAAGGATACGAGCAGTTGCCATTGAACCATTATAATCAAACAGCTCACCGAGCATTTGCTGACTTAATTTTACTTAAACTCAGACAGCAGTAAGTGTGCTCTCGCAGTATCCCATTGATTTACTACAGTATGAACTATGTCAACAGGATTTAACATCCATACACTACCCAGCGGCATGTGCATTTTATAGTATTTGTTAAAATCAACTGGATCTTGAAATATCCAAAATGCGTTTGGATTTGTTATTATTGGAATATGATATCTTAAATGTATATTAGAATCGTTGTGTAGATTGTATCGTTGCCCAGGCCCAACCCACGTAACGTTTAGTTGTCCTTTGAATTCTCTATCGAAAGTTTTAGCATGATGCTCAAACAAAGTTTTAATTAGTTGTTCTAAATATGTATTTTTTATCTCTGATAAAATCTCGGTCGCACGTTTGGGATCACCGCCATCGTCTTTTATCCATTCTACAGTTCCCCTAAATTTACGCCAACGATCATCTCCGGTTAATTCCGGGTAATGTGTTAGATTCATATCCCATGCAATAGGGTCTTTGGGATTTCCTAACTGCTTGTATTTTCCTACAAAATCGTCACGTAGCATTTCTACAATCAATTTATAAGAATAACCTAAATTACGAAATAAATCAAACCAACCTTCTAATAATAATTCTGTATCTACTGAGATATCTAACGGCCAGCAATATCCTGGCATTGTGTCGACTCGTAGGGCGGACAAACAGATACTGTCTATATCATGATGATCTTGTATGTGATGAGTATGCTCTACGATTTTATTTTCCATACACTATATATCATAAAAAAAGGACCCGAAGGTCCTTTTTATCAATTGAATTTGTTATCCAATACGCCAAATAGCACCGTCTGAGTAAACCGGAACCATGTTTGATCCGCCGCTGGTGTATGCTGTTGCAAATGTAGCCACGGTGGCATCGGATACAAATGCTCTTGCGCCGCGACCACTGCTAGTCGCACTTGGAATTGCTGTACCAGCCGCAGAGTATAATGTAGTTGCAAGTATAGGAGCATTAAATATACCGTATTGGTCAAGGGTTGCCCGTACCACTGTTGCATCTCCATCTCCTACAGTGAAACCTAATATACCTTGGGATTTCTTATCAGGGTCTGTAAGATCGTTAGTCGGGCCCTTGTATACTGCAAATATACTAGCCACTGTTTGGTAAATACCGCTTGAATTATATCCGGCAAATTTAACACCGCCACAGCCGTCGTCGGCTATCAGCGTGGTAGGAGAGGCAAGGGTTCCTTTTGACGCAAAAAATTCCAAGGCCACGCCTGGTGGTCCATAGACATTCACAGCATTACTGGCGCTTGGATAGATGTTTACTACAGAACTTACAGTTGGAGTACCTAGACTAATTACCTGATTAGTAGTTGTAATGGAATTAGTTGTTAACGTAAGGGTGCTATTACTGATACTGCCGTTGGAGGCAGTGATATTACCTGTGATATTGATAAGTCCAGTGCCTACAATATTTCGACTGTTCAATGTTAGGTTACCGCCTAATGAAGGTGTAAGATCTCCAGAAACTGTTGATAAACCACCTACATTTGTAACAACTGCATTGATTACGTTTGTACTTCCATTATAACTGAATGTAATTCCAGTATTGCCAGCGTTTCCGGCTACTAAAGCCGCACCCGAATCAATCTTCGCTTGAGTTACTGAATAGTATTTGTTTGTTGAACCTTGCGTAACTTGATCTGTTGTTAACACAACTGTTCCAGTAGATCCGTTAACACTTTTAACAGGAGACAATTGAGTTCCGCCATTGGTTACGCCGTCGCCCACATATATGTCTTTAAGATCGGTTGTGTAAATTAATTCTCCCGCTTTAAAGGCAATAGTTTGTCTTTGAGCATCGGTTCCTCGTCTTATTTGTAGCGCCATTGATATCTCCGTATATACTAGTAGGGGCACGGCCCCAAGTTCTTATATACTATTTATTCTCTACAGCAGAAGGCATAGTCAAAAAAATAGGGCCCAAAGGCCCTATTAAAGTGCTACTATATTACATAGTAGGACCGTTTCCACTCTTAAATCCTATTGATCCGCCTTCTGCTTCAATGTTCTTTATGACATCTTCAAACAGAATTGGAGCAAAGTCTGGAGTTTGTTCCACGCATACACAATGATAGCGCACATCGGGCTCATCGCTGTATAGAACTTCTCCAGTTCTAGCATCAACTCCACGGGCTCGTTTCACACGATTTGCGTGAGTGTGTCCGTGAATGTTTGTACCAAAACGACCCATTGAATCCGAATGTAACGGAATATGGCTAAGGATCATGCCATTCATAACGTGATAAGCTCTAAGCTCTCTAAAGTACATACGGTATTCGTCGTCTCTAAAGATATCGTGGTTGCCACGGATTAAAACTTTGTCACCGTTTAAACGGCTCATGATTTTTAACGATTTACGGTTAATAACAACGTCACCTAAATGGTAGACCTTGTCAGTGGGTTTAACACGTTCGTTCCAGGCCTTGACCATTGCTTCGTCCATTTCCTCAGCCGAATCCCATGGGCGAAGTTTTGTGACACCATCGTTACGTGTGAAGCGACAGACGCCGGTGTGTCCGAAATGCGTGTCGCTGACTAAAAATACACTAGGCATCATGCCCTCCTTTCTTGTTTAATTGTATATTATACAACCAAAAGGAGAGTTTGTCAACTGCTCGTTTTGGCTATACTACCCTGCAATATCGTGTTTGAAAAGAAAATTGATCCTTTTCGTATAGTGTATCACTGGCGTGATCACCGTAGCGAATAGTACTGCCTTCAATTTCACGAATAGTTACAACCCTGTCAACTCCATCTGCTTGTGCCCATTCTTGTCCCACAGCAAGTTCTACTAGTGGGTAAATGTAGCCGCACATTAGATTACGACCATTAATGTATTCAACTCTCATTATACTCTCCAAATTTCTTTGAAACCTTCTTCTAGGGACGGTTCTTCCCAATTATCAATCATGCCCTGTACAACTTCCCAAGGAACATCTTTGCCAGGACGACTGGCTAAACGTTCTTTGAGTACATCCAAATCTGGAGTACGGAACACTACAGCAATATGTTCATAATTCAAAGACTCTGGCAATGCATTGAATTTACGAGCACGACTTGCAACAGTAGTGCTGGTCTGATCCCAAACAATGTCCATCTGAAGTGCAGATGCCATATTGACATTCACCATCATCTGCTTGATAGCAGTGGGCATGTATTCTGTAAAAACTTCACTGTATGTTTTTCCTTGATCCTGCGCATATCCTTCAACATGCTGATCTGTAGAAACATACTTGTGACCTTCTTTGTCCTCGCCTAGCCAATCTTGATTGTTGTACCAAGTACTTTTACCTGCGGCAGGCACTCCGATTAATTGATAACACTTGGGCATTAATGCACTGCTTCTTTCACATCCACGTCACATTCAACTACCCAATTCTCAAACTGGGTAAACTTATTTACTTCAACTCCAAGTCCAACTGCTTCGTTCACAAAATGTTTTAACAGCGAATTGTACAGTTCGTCAGGCATTGTGTCTTTGTTAAATCGAATTTTCATAATTAATAAACTTCTTTTACAATTTTAAATTCAGTGGTTGGATACTTTGCTTTGAATTCGTCTGTGTTAACAAAATCGTTGTATTGCTTTGCATTGAAAAACATACGATGAAAAACTGATTTGTGATCCATTGTAGTTACTGTGAGGTAAACCGATTTCGCTTTGCCAGCCATTAGTATCTCCTTGTTTGTATCTATATATTATACAACAAACAAGGAGATGTGTCAACCAATCAAATGTCTCCGTCCTGGCGCATATACTCATCCCCTGCAAGCGGTATGTGCTGTTCAGCCTCATCATAAGTCCAACCCAGATGCTTCATCATGCGATGTTTGACCAACAAGTTTGGACTGCGGAAACGCTCAGTATCACTGAAGCCCATCATGACTCCAACCTCACAAACCGCACCCGATCTGCAAATGCCAGCGTAGCAATGAACAACCACATTCATTCGGTTAGCCAATGCGTGTTGTAGCAAGCGAACCAGCTCTGCGGCCTGCTCATGACTACACTTCATTGCTTCTTCCAGCACAGAATCCTTTTCTTCCACGTCCAAAAACTCAAAGTTGTGACGCTCTTTAAACTGATGCTTGGCTTCAGGACGCCAGCTGGCTGGATCCACAATACTGATCAGCATACTGTTTGGGCCAGCCGCGTGATGAAATCCTGTTGGAATATCAGCGGCCGCTACATTTTCAATCCATGGCATTTTGTTCTTCCTTTATAGGTTGGTCGGGAATGTTGTCTGTATCGCTGTCTTGAGCAAGTACAAAGCCTAATCCTAACAATGTTTTCATTTCAAATTGTGTACAGTTACCACGGAAGATAAAAATTCTACGAGTTAAATCATCCTTGGCATAGTAAATTCTATAGCTTACACGAGGAACATCAAACTTTTCAGCAAGCGTTGACATACTAATCTCATCACTCCACTCTTCGGTTACAGCAGATCTAGTTTGCTCATAGTAAAAATCCTGCATCATACTCGTTCTTTCTTTACACGACCAATACGGCTGGCTTTGTTCCAATCGTAAGCAACACCATCAGGGCACTTACCATCTTCTACTGTATCAACACCGAATCGACCTACAACTTCAAAATCTGGACCTCGAATAGCAACAAACACATCAACCGCTTTGGCAAATGCCATTGCTTCGTTCAATGTGATGAATCGTTCTAGTTCTACATCATTACCTATTACTTTATACATTTTCTCGTTTTCTCTTTCTATACGTTTCGTTATTACAATAAGGCCAAATCACCGGAATTACAGCCTCTTCAATTTCGCTAATTTGTTCAGCGGATAAATGATCCAAATTCCAAACTAATACGGGCAACGTATCAACGTTGACCTTGTGTGTTACTGGAAAGTCCAGCACACCAGGTGCCACACGTTTCTTACCAACTTTAACATAGTGGCTTGGAATCTCTTCCACTCCTTCGATGATGTATTTACATACACCTTGTTTCCAACCTTCTGGGAACTGCCACTTGGGTTCTACTTTTTCAACTGGAGTACTGTACAATGTGGCCAAGTCCACGTCCAACTTGGGACGATGTGTTTGGTGACGATTGATCACTGTATTTGTCGCGGCCTTACCAAAGTAAAAATTTACTTTGGGATAGATGTAATACAAACCTCTGTGGTTGCCCACTTCGCCTCTGTTAATAGCACCTTCAGTAGTTGAGTATGGTTCAACCCACTCATGACCCAACTGCTCAAATACTACACGAATTTTGTCAATCATGCTGTTTGCAATTCTTTCACATGTTTACAATCACCACGAAATGTAAATCCTGGGCAAGTGCAAGTGTTATCATCCAAATTGACAATGTATGTTTGACCTTTGCTTCCAACAACTTCTTTGGTGTTGCGTACACTACCGCCTAGGCCTGTAAACGGATTTGTTTTAATTGGCTCAAACTTACGTCCACGCTTGTCAATGCGGATTGGATTTTTAAACCAAAACTCTTCTTCTGTGCCTTTTCTAATGTAGGCCACCATCTTATCTCCATTCAAGAGATAAATGTGGTTAGCTTGTAAGCTACCTTCCCAAACTGTGATTTCTTTTACTGCTTCCATTATTTCACCATCAATCCAACAAGTTCAAAATATTCGGAGTGTGGCACATAGAAATCCGTTCGCGGATCCCAGTACTTGCCTTCTTGGGGATCATAGTAAAGGATACGGCCGTTGAAATAAAATGGGCCTTCCAAACCTTTACGGATTTGGTAACCTTGCATGATATCTTCCGTTTTGCCCAATACACGATAACCCATTTCTGCTCCTTTTTTGCTAGTATTTGTATATTATACAGTCAAAAAGAAGTCCTGTCAACTATGCATCAACAGGACTGATGTTGTTATAAAACAACGAATTAGTGATAAGTTTTTTTGTGTCAGGAAACTTACCAAACCCCGGATACACAGCCCATCCCACATTTCGTGTATCGCGGATGCTGGATTCTCAGCCTAGGCTAAGGTGGGCCAGCAGTTACTTACAGAGCGTAACGATCACTCATTACAGTCTTAAGCATGATGCCTTCTGGAGTGAACTGATCCAAGTCAGCGGCTAGCAAGCTAGTCATTATACTTGGGCTAAATCCACTTACCAAAGCCGCACCACTCTTGTCGGACGCAACAGGCACGTTATCTGAACTGTTTAGGTTCCAGAAAACAATCTGTGGCATGCTGTAGCCATAGGCTTCGAACTTGCGTTCGATCATTTCCATTGCGCTGTCGTCGTGCTTGGCGCATTGGTTGAACTGCATGTCACTCAAGATCAACAACATGGCTGGCATGTCGCTGGCTGGTACATTACCCTTAACCGCAACGTCTAGGATCTTGTCCATAGCCGCATTTAGGTTAGTGCTCATGTCCCAGTTGCTCTTGCTCATTTGTGCCACCTTGTCAACAATGTTACCCTTTAGAGTAACAAGTTGTGGCTTGCTGGAGAAAGTCAAGAATGTGTCCTTGAACACGCCCTTGTTCTTGTCTGCTAGGTACAAGCCCAAGCTGATTGAAACATCCATACAAGTCACACTAGTGTTCTTTCCTGCTGGGCAAGACATAGAACCGCTAACGTCTACGATTGGCATGATGCTGGCATCTCCAACGTAGTTAGGCAGGCTGTCCCATTGAGCAATCAAATGATTGATTTCTGTCTTGTCTAAAATTGCACGTTGGTAACTTCCAATCACTCCCTTCAACACGTCATGTGGGAAGATTGCGCTGGCGTTAACCTTAACAGTCTTATCACCTGCCACCAACTTGGCCACATACTCAGCGAATGCCGGTGTGTGACGGCTGAATGCCTTCTTGTAGTTGCGTGACGCAACACTAGGCACGTGACTGAAGTTGATGTTGTCCCAATCTCCTGCACACATTTGGGTTTCAACAACTGTGGTCATTGACACCAATGACTTGCGGTACTGCTTTGGAGACATTCCGAAGAATGCTCGTACTTCAGCCGCGATCTTGCCCTTACGAGGAGTCCACTTTGCGGCCAGGCCGTTCTTGGCACGTAGGGCATCGCCCAACATGGTGTAAGCGGCTGACTTCAGAACTGGGTCTTGGAACACAAAGATGTCATCCCAACGACCTACTTCTGGGATCTTCTTTAGAAGAGCCAAAGCGGCGTCTGGATCACGCTTTTCTAGATGTACTAGAATGTCGCGGAACAGTTGACGTTCACCGGCACCACCGCGCACATCACGTGCCCATTGTGCGATGCGTAGTGCTACATCAGAGTTTTCCACGTAAGCCGCGGTGAACTCACGAGTGATGTCCTTGCCACGGCTTGCACCGATGTTGTAAAACAAGTCAACACAAGCTGATGCTGTGCTCTTACGTGCCTTCATACCGTTAGCGGTACGGGCTTCTTGGTTTGCTACTGCTGTTACAAATGCGTTCATTTCAATTACCTTTACAGAATGTATTTTTCTTTTTACCAAAAAATTTAATGTTGCTGTTAACATTCTAAATTTAACAGGATGATCGTGCCAATTTGTTTAGTATTCTGGTCTGACCAATTACGGCACTCAGACCCTATCAACATTCATGTTGCCTAGTTTGTGTTTTTCTGTACAAACATCATATTCCAGATTCTCTGGACCTATCTATTCCGTCAGTGTCTATTTCTAGAAAGCATTTCTGCCTGTCCTCCAACCACCTTCTATAGCGTTAAGATGTAGTTTTAAATTGCTGTAGTCATCCTATGACTAAACAGGATCGTTGTTGACTGCTTTTATTTTACTCAGGCCATCACTCTGAGCTTGTTAGTGTGTTCCAGCAGTCGCCTTCAACGCTCGGTGTTTTTACGCACTCTGCTCCAACGAACTACCACAGTGACTAACGATTCATAGTATATGAATGTTGCTGTACCGATCCTAAAACTCTTAGCTAGCATCTCTGCTTGCTATGTATCTATTATAACGTGTTTGCTGTATGTTGTCACTACATTTTGGTTAAACAGGATACATTTTTCTTCATTTGCATTGAAATTAAAGTTGCTGTTAGTATCCTAAAAGGGGCCGCACGGTTACGTGTAGCTTCCACCAACTAGTTTTGAAAAACTAGCAAAACTTGGAGTGGCGGGTGAGATTTGAACTCACGGTTTTTCGGATTTGCAATCCGATGCAATGGGCCTCTCTGCCACCGCCACGTATATGGTAGGACGTGACGGGTTCGAACCGCCGACATTCTGCGTGTAAGGCAGACGCTCTACCAACTGAGCTAACGTCCTAAATTTTATCTTACTTTGTTGAGATACTTGCGTGGTTCGATTTCACCACGTTGAATTTCTTCCAGTGCTGTTACAATGCTGTGAACATGTTCACGCTTGTCACTGTCTTTGTTTTGACGACGGATTTCTCTAGCACGTTCGCTAGCAACGAGAACAAGATTGAACCTGTTGCCGCCCACCATATCAGTGCAAATTTGTGTGTCAACACCAGGGCCACGACTGAGGTCAAGCGGTTTACGAATTTCATTAAATTGACGTTGTTTCATATATGCTCCGTTAAAAGTTTATTATACGACATAAATGCTGATATGTCAACATGTTTTGGTACCAGCGGAGGGAATCAAACCCTCTCAAGAACGCTAATCTGGCGCTAAAAGGTTTATAAAACCTCTCTGACTGTCAAGTCTCGCTGGCGAAACAATCGTGCTCTATGAACATCTCATAGCTGTGAGCTATGCGTTTTGGTTAAACTAACGATTGATAAATGGTTGCGGGAGTCGGAGTCGAACCGACGATCTGAAGCTTATGAGACTTCCGAGATACCACCTTCTCCATCCCGCGATAACTATGGTCGGAGTACAAGGATTCGAACCTTGGACCCCCTGGTCCCAAACCAGGTGCGCTACCAGACTGCGCCACACTCCGAATTATTTCTTTCTAATCTTCATTCCAACATAGGTGCCACAAAACGCACCCGCCATTGCTGGAATAATTGACCAATGATTGGTTGTGTAATTTATAACTGCTACACTTCCTAGCACATAACAAGCTACACTCCACGCACTGGCCTTTAATACCTGATCGTATTGCACACATCTTAAGTAATAAGTGTAAACAATATCAAGTAAAAATATTGCAAAAAATGTTGTTATGTAGTCTATCATTTGAATTTGGAGCGGGATAAGAGAATCGAACTCTTGACCGAAGATTGGAAATCTGCTGTTTTACCATTAAACTAATCCCGCATGTTAAGCAAGTACATTTATGGCTTTTGCGCTGTGCTGGTGCCCTGTCCTTGCTACTGATCTTATAGACCAGTTAAATGTACTTTATTAAAACATACTCCCAACAAGTGTCTTACGCTTGTTGTACCGTGTGTTATACACATTTCCTTTGCAAGGCTCCCCCGGGTTTGGGCAACGTAGACGAAAGTATATTTTAATAAAGTATCTTGGTGCCGACTCCCGGGATCGAACTGGGCACCTACTGATTACAAGTCAGTTGCTCTACCAAATGAGCTAAGTCGGCATTAATCTATTATACTGCTTCAGCTTGAGCTTCAGCAACTGTTTTGGTTGAAACTGCTTGTGTTAACATGCGAGCAGACAAAGCACGTTGAATCTTTGCCTTGTCTTTTGGCTTGCTGACTGTTGCTAGCATTTTTTCTAACTGTGCCACATTTAATGGTCCTAGTCTTGCTTTGCCATTTTTGTAAGTCATTGGATTGTTCATTCTTAATTTTTTACCACTGGCGCCTTTTGCCATACTAGTATTCCTTTTTATGTTATGGTGGAGGTGACAAGGATCGAACTTGCTACATCCTGCTTGCAAAGCAGGCGCTCTCCCAAATGAGCTACACCCCCACTGTATTACTTATTGTTTGGATATTCGTAGTTGACAGATTCTGAGTTTTCACGCAATGTAGTTGCTCCATTCTTGTGATGGAACTTACGTGCCATCTCTGTCTTTGGACTCAGTGTCACAAAGCGTGTGATAGTTGGAAAACGTTCTTTGATCTGTGCTACAGTTTGCATTAGTAATTCTCTACCCGCACCCGGAGCATAACTCCAAATGGTGTAAAAAACTGCTGTGTTGACTTCTTCCACTGCTTCACCCAGTTCTTCTACTGCACAGGGCACATAGTTCAACAAGTTAACACATACCATTGCCAGCGGAGTTTCATCTCCGATTGAAGCTACGAATCGATCTTTCCCTACACGAAATTCTTTTGGAATTTCTGGGCGTACTGGATCGTCTTTGACAAAATCAAGTTTCGGATCTTTAGGGTCTGTGATAAAATGTAGCATGATATGGTATTTACCACTTTTCTATAAAACTAGCAGTTAATGGCTCCACCTCCTGGGCTCGAACCAGGGACCAAATGATTAACAGTCATCTACTCTACCAACTGAGCTAAGGCGGAATAATTCTTATTTTGCTGTACTTGCTGTACCAGTGTCGTTGGTCTGGTAATTTGATTGACCACGCGGACTATTTTTATCACGCTGTGGAGCTTTCACAACAATCTTGCTGGCAAGTTCAGCATCGATACAAGCACGTTTCCATGCACCACGTTGATGTGCATCTTTGAATTTGCCAGTTGCTAAACTTATTTTAAGAAGCGGACTCATTTTGTAATTACTTGTTGGCTTTAACATATTTTTCCTTTTATTAAAATTGGCGGAATGACTGAGACTCGAACTCAGAAAGCGGCTTTCACCACTCGACGGATTAGCAATCCGCTCCAATACCATTATGGGACCATTCCTTGTGT